CGTTCCGGCCGTAATAGTTGCCGTGCCAACGCCAATGTTTTGTATAAAAAGTGTGTCGCCCGCTGCAAACAAACCGCTGTTAACCGTAAAAGTTTTGTTGGTTGCTGCATTCATTACAACGCGTGTGCCTTTGTCGGCTGCCACAAGCACGTAACTATCCGTTTTAGTTGAAACGGTTTGGTTGTAGTCGTTTGCCTGTAATGCGTCCATTTGGGCCGCTGTAAGTATTTGCCCTGCGGTGAAATCTTGAATAGCCATAGTCCCTCTATCCTAAAACATTTGTTGTATCTATTGTGCCATATGTTGCGTCGTCTAAAATCAGTTCGTAAACAATGGTCGTTGGGCTAGTAAACAAACGTACCCTATGCCCGGTAAGGCTTATTTCATGTTCTATACCCTCTACGCTTAATTCTTGGGCAAGTACCGTAGTAGTTGCGCCCGTTACAAAAGTCTTTTCAATGCTTATTGTGTCCGAAATATCTATTACGGCCACCGTGTCGCGTTGGGCGTTGGTCAAAGCACCAAATACGGTTTCTACGCTGTTGTATCGGGCTTCCGGGTATGGGTCTAAAAGGTAGGTTGCCGCGGTTGCTAATTCGGTGTCGTCTAAAAGGCTATTAGTAATGCTGTTTGTTTGAATAAAAAATAGGCTTTGACTACTTAAATCGTCGGCGGTTGCTACGGCTTCGCCTAGGTTTTGCACCAATGTACGGTTAGTTACGCTGTCGGCCTCAAACGTAATACCTAGGTTGTCGTAGGGTATTTCGGTTCCGTCGTCGTGAAAGTCTGCCACGCTGCCGGAAAGCGTCGTAGATATTCGAGGCGTAAAGGTCAGTACCCCGGCGCGTGACATGAACAGGCGCCCAAACTCTGCGGTTTCGTTTATTTGACTTAGGTAGTTTAAAACGTTAGTACCGGACGGCACGGTGTAGGCGGCGTCGTGGCCTAGGTCTACTGTGCCTACGTTAATGTTTCGCGCTGCACCCGTTGGGTAGTCAACTTCCGGCAAACTTAAAACGGTTTCTATGCGTTGCCCGGACGTTTCAACACCTACGTTTAGTTCGTCCATGTAGGTTTGGCTAAGTAAATAGAAATTGTCCGAACAGTAAACCGTCACGCTATCTATGCCGTCTAAGGCAAAGTTGTAGTCATAGTTCACAATTTTACCGCGGTACAGGTATTCGGGGTTATTGCTTTCGTCGTATCGAATTAACTCAACGGCCCGCAACGGTGATAACCCTGGCAACGCTTCCGGTGTGTTGTAAAACGGGCTTGTATCATCAAACGGGTTAAAAATGCCGTCTACGTCGTTAATGGTAAAAGTCATGGTGCCGGCACTAAATTGGTCTCCAATGTCTTGGCGGCCTCTACGTACGCTTATTTGTGTTGTACTGTCCGTGACGTCTGCAAAATCGGTAGTAGGCCCCAACGGGTATACACCGTCCAACAGGCCTTTTACGGCGCTGTCTAGTGTGAAACTGCCTACGTCGTAGCCTGTGTCAATGAGTAGGGAATAGTTGCCGGCTTGAACAATGGCGCTACCAGGCATTATCTAAACCCCGCTATTGGTAAATCTAATGGGCCGTTTTGTCGTGCAAACGCGCGTAGCCCGTCGTTTGTTACGCGGCCTATTTCGGCGGCTGTTGCCATGCCACCGTTTACGTTTACGGTGTAGTTGTTGCCACCGCGGGCGGCCTGATGTTCGGCAATGCTTGCCGCGCTTGCTGCCGACGGTGCCGGTGTAGCAATGGTTTGACCCGCGGTAATTTGTGTAAAGGCTATGTCCGTTTGGGCTTGCTCTAAAAGCGCGTTTAAACGTTTGGTACTTAGGTTTGGGTTTTTAAGTATCTTTTCGTATTTAACTAAAACACTTTCAAGGCCTTTTACTAGCGCGGTGCCTTGGTCTACGCCGGCTTGGTAAAAACGGCTTGCGCTATCTAAACCTAGTTTGTCGGCTACTTCTTGGACGGTGGCAACTAAAGCGTTTACGCCGTTGGGGCCTGTAATGGCGTCCTGCCCGCCTGCCACCAATTCCGCTGCAATAGCGGCGCCTGCGTCCGCGCCTGCCTGTAATACTTGGTTTAAGGCATCTTGGGAAAGTCCGCGTTGTAGCAATGTATCTACGTTGCTTGCGTACTGTTTTACCCCGGCTACTTGGTCACGTAATCCGTCCAAGAAACCCGCGCCTGTTTCGGCGCCCGCTTCTTTAGCGTCACTGAAACTAAAGCCCTCTTTAATGCCGTCCGAAACGCTTTTACCAAAATCTATGAAAGCCTCTTGGGCGTCTTTGAGTTGGTCTTTGGCGTCGTCTAAAGCCGTTGTTAGTTTGTCTTTAATGACGCTGTATAGTTCGTTTATTTTCTTTGCTGCACCGCCGGCGCCGTCTCCCATGTCCTGTACGGCCGGCGTTACGTCTTTTACAACTTTGCCTAGTAACTCTGTATTTTTAGTCATTAAGCCGGTGTAGTAGGCATTTTGGGCTAGTTTTTCGTCAACTAAACCAATGCCGTTAATGAAGCCGTCAAATTGTTGGCTTAATTTGTCTACGTCTATAAGGTCAGTAAAGGATTTGCTAGTTGCTTTAATTGCGTCACCAAATCGGCCAACACTGAAATAGTAAACCGCCAACAATGATTGCACAAGTTTGGCTAAAGCGTTAATAGTTATGGCAACTGAAACGGCAAATTGTTTAAAAAACCCGCCGATAACAGGCCCGGCTTCACCCATTTTGGAAAGCGCAACCTGTATACCGAATACTAAGCCTTGCTCTCCAAAAGCGTTTGCAACGTCCTCGATAGCGGGCGTAACCTTTTCATTGAAGAAACGAACCATTTTAGTAAACAACGGCAAAAGCGCCATACCTAAATTGGTTTGTACGTTCTCTAACGTTGCGCTAAGTATCTTTTGTTGGTTGGCTAGGCCGCCGCTAGTACGGCTAAAGTCGCCTTGGGCGTCGCCTGTTTGTTTGTAAATAACCTTTTGCGCTGCCAAAATTTTGGCCTGTTGACCTAATGCGCCCGAACCTGAATATATGCCTAATTCCATTGCAGCGGCTTTTAAGGTTGCGTCATTAAGCAAAACACCATAAGCGCGTAGCGGTTCGCTTTCCCCACGTAGCGCGGCACCAACGGCGTTAATTGCTTGGTCAACGCTTGTGTTATTAAACGACGCTAAATCCGACGCCAGGGTTACAAAGTCTGTTGAAAAGGTTACAAGGTCACGGCCGGCTAATCCCGCTGCCTTACCAAACGTGGCAAACGTTGAAGCGGCGTTTAACGCGGCTGTTGTTGACAGGCCCAAACTACGGTTAGCGGTTTTAGCAAACTTTTCTATTTCGTCACTAGATTGACCGAAAATTACCCCGGCTTTGCTTATCTGTTCATTTAAGTTAGAGGCCTTTTGAACCGCGCTAAAAGCGGCAGCGCCCAACGCGCCAACGGCTGCGGTAACGCCTGCCATGGCAATACCGATACCGGGAAACTTTTTACCAAACGAAGATATTTTCTTATTGGCGGCGGATAATCCACTATCGCTAAACGTGGTAATAATCGGAATATTTATAGCCATTAGCGGTACCGTCTTTTTAAAGTTTTGTTAGTTTTCTTTTCCACGTCGTCTATTACTGACTGTACAACGCTTTGAACCGCGGGTTTGTTTTTCTCTACGGCTTTGTCAATTACGCGGGGTTGTTCACCGCCGCCGTCTGCATTTAGATTGGTTACGAACATACCGCCCGTACGGCGTCCGGCATGGTCATAAATAGCACCGGCAGCGTCGGCCTGTTGCATAACCATAAGTTTGTAAGGCTTTGAACCAAACGGCACCTGTTCGGTGTGTGTTTGTACGCCGTCTGTAAAACGAGCAAAGTTGACGTATCGCTCTTTGCTTGCGCGTACGCCTACCTTAATTTTAAAACCCTTTTGTACGGCGTCTGTACGCCATGTAATTTCTTTGCCTCGAATAAGGCTTCCGCGGCGCATACCTGATAGCGGGGAACCTTTAACGCCAACAATAGTTGTAATCATGCTGCGGGCCTCTTGAACCATTGGTTCGCCTGCCCGCTTAATTCGTTTGGTGACGTCTCGCCTATATGTTGGGTCTATTTTGTTAAGCGCGGCCAAGGTTTCTTGAATACCTTTAACCTCATAAATTGGTTGCGCCATTACAACTACCTTTTGTTTCGCTCTCCTAAAACTTTAGCCACCGTCAAAAGGTCTTGTGTGTCAAACGCTTGCGAATACCAATGCGGCGCCCAACCTGTTGCTACTAGCAATTCTGCTAGTTGCCGTCGGTAGGTGCCGCTTGGGTAGGGTTTGGGGCCTCTTGGTCTATTACCTCAACGTTGGTAATTTGTTTGCAATAGGTATCGAATTCGGCGGGTACAACAATTTTGTTTTGTTTGCTTGCTTCCCATGCTAGGTATAGCAAATCCTCTACACCGATACCGTTTGCCATATCGGCGGCTTTGCGTTTAAAACGACGTTCCCACAAGATAATGGTAAATAGGTTGGTGCTTACTTGGTATGCACCGTCTTGGTTCGTTACTTGTAACGTTAATTGCATTACTTGCCTCTTTCGTGTCGGGCCGATTATTCGGCGCTAGTTATGGTGTTACGTCTGCGGTGTAAACGCCGCCAACGAATGTTACGTCAATGGTTGACAATTCGCCCATGGTTGCGTTAATTACTGGGAATTCTGCTAGCAATGCGCCAGTAAGGGTAAAGCCTGGGTTTGTTGCGCTGTCTGCACCTGAGGCAGGCTTAACAATTACGTTTACCAAACCGCCTACTACGTTTTCCAATGT